TGAAGTTCTTTACTGATGAAACCATTGTGGTTAACTGTCGTGTTGAAAACGGAACGGTGAATAAGGTTAAAACATGGTTCCCGTTGAGAATGAAAAAGGGCGTGATTGACAAGTATAGGTCTGGCCTGTTAATAAAGAAATCCGGCCAATGACCGGATTCCTTTGCGGGTTAATCTCAACGTTCTACCGTCTACTCGGATCGGCCTTGCACCCATCGCCCGCGAGGTGTTTGCTTAGCCTTCAGGTATAAGAGCGTTGGAACTTCAAAACAAATATACAAAAAAAGTTCGAAGTGTCTAAAGTTCGAAGCTCGGAGTTTTTTAAACTCTAGGCACTCTAGGCACTTTAGGCACTCAAAACTTCAAATTATGAGATATAAGGATATTGATTCGTACATAAAGTCGCTGACGGACAAGATCCGGAAACAGGTCCCGAAGGTTGTTGCCGAAACAGCGACCGAATATTACAAGGATCGGTTCCGCGCGAAAGAGTGGGATGGAACGCCGTGGCCGCAAACAAAAACGGTTGTAAAGCGCGGATCGTTGCTGGTTCGATCGTCAAAACTTGTCAACTCAATTCGTCCAACGGCAGTGACAGCGAGCCGGGTCAGGATTGGGGCTGGTAACGCCAAGGTACCGTATGCTCAGGTTCACAACGAGGGTGGAACCGTGCATCCTAAGGTAACACCGGCAATGAGAAAATGGGCATGGGCGCAATATTATAAAGCCGGAGGATCGAGCCTGAAATCGGCAAAAGAAAAGGGTAAAACAAGGTCGAGCTTTAACGCGGGTAAAGGTGCCCAGATCAATTTTTACAAACGACTGGCATTGACAAAGAAAACTCACCTCGACATCACCATACCAAAGCGGCAATATATGGGGCATACGGTTAGGTTGAACACGAAGATTTTAGAACGGATAAAAGGATTATTAAACGAATAGTTAAAACCATGAAAGACATTTATTTAAAAGTAGTTGAAAGGCTCAAAACAGTGCCTGCACTCCGGTGGATCGATGCTGAAGACGGGCAATTGGAATTTTTCGAAGAGCGTCCGGCTGTAGCTTTTCCATGCGCGTTGATTGATGTGGAATATCCCGACTGTGAAGATGAAAGTGATACTACCCAGATGGTAACGGCTCGCATAACTATTCGCCTGGCATTTGAACCGAAAGGGGCGACAAACAGTAAAGCTCCTGAATTGGTACAGGCGACAGCGTTGTCACGCTTCGCAGTAGTTACCGATTGTTATTCGGCCTTACAGGGTTGGGGCGATGACGAAGTATCTGGGTTTAGCCGGAAGTCGCAAACCACCGAGAAACGGGAAGACAACCTCAAGGTGGTTGTTCAGGTGTGGGAAACATCGTTTGAAGAAGAAGCATAGCATAAAAAAGGGTTTCACCCGACTGGTGAAACCCTTAATAATAATTACTTAACCGATCCATACTTGCATGTTGCGTTTTGATTTTGTTTTTTTTCGCTCTTCTTTTTGCAGCCGATACAAAAACAGGCGTAGAGCCTTGTGATGGCGGAGCGCGGTAGAGCGCTGTTCGCTGGTTGTTCCGTCACTAACTTCGGTACCTATCCAAGCCTCTGCAAACTGCGAGAGCGTTTCATAAATTGCCGATGGCGAATCAATCTCTAATAACTCCTCTATGGGAGTTTTCTTCATGGGTGGCATAACTAAGTGGTTTAAAGGTGTTGTTTAAAATAAAAGAACCGATGGAAGTGACTGTCACTAAATAAGCAATACTCACCTAGTCGCCGTCCTTACGGGTGCGGCCTTCCACCGGCCATTTTGTAGCCAGGGGGTGAGTATTGTATTTATGTAGTAACAGTCGATACGAATTAACCGAATAGTTTGTATCATTCAAAGTCAAACCGCAAATTTTGTTTTCAACATTACGGTGATAAATTTTAGTGGAAGATGCTAATAAAAAAGGCGACCAAACTGGCCGCCTTTTTCGCTATTTTATAGAATTCATTAACCGCTTTAACGCCTTGATGTGTTGCGTGGCCGTTGCCCGTTGGCTGCTGGTAGTTCCGTCTGAGTGGTCGGAGCATATCCATGCTTCATACATCGTATCAATAGTTTCAATAAATTCGGCGGGTTCGTCTTCACCCAAAAGCTCCCGTACCGCTTCGAGTTCCTTACATTCAGTCATAACTGGCCTCCTTTCTTTACACACGATTTACAACGGATTACCTTTACAATTATCAATTCTTCGCTTCCCAGGTTAGTTGTTATCAATACCCCATCGCGGCGGTTAAATTCCTTCTGGCAGTTGCAATGTAGTCGGGTGCGGTAAGTTTTGTAACCGTCGATACTAAACATCTCTTTTACAACGGTCAGCTCGCTTTTCAGGTTTACAAATGTGGTAGTCATTGCGCAAACCCTCCTATCGCTTTAATTGGTGCGCCAAAATCGAGCGGTAGCAGTGGTTGCATGGTTTTGATCGATGCGCGGTGGCGGCTTACGCTTTTACTCATTGCCATGAGGTTGGCCATTTCTTCGGATACATAACAGATGCCATCGAAATCGATAAAATGATTGGGATAGCGGCGTTTGCGATCGTAAATACTGCCACCTGTGCTATACCCAAGTTCTTCGGCCAGGCGGCGGTAAGGGTACACTTTGCGCCCGTTTATCTGGCGGCTGTGTATTCTTTTGGGTAACAACTTCGAGCTTCCGGCTGTTTCGCGGGCTTCGCGCTCTACGGCTATAAAATACTGGCGGATGCGTTTGCCCACTTCGTTACGCTCCAACATGGACAGCTCTTTGGCCATATCCATAGTGAGATGATAATCAACGGCATTCTTTCCGCCCTGTTTGCTTCCCAAAAATGGGAAGCGACTTTTCCCCATAATTGGGAAAAAGTCCTGATTTTCTTCAAAACCGAACTCTTCAACTCTTCGTTGAATCCACGTTGCGAATTTTGTGGAGATTTGTAACTGCTGATGCAAAAGCCTTGCATCGATCAACATGGTTTCGTTACTGTTATTCACGATAACCAATTCATTGTTTTTTTCCATTGTAAGTCATTAAATGGGTTAAAAAAAGCTTGCCAATTTCAGGTGTGACTTACAATTCAACGCGGAGCGTTCGAATCAGTTGTGCGTTTCCTACACAACCACCATACTTTTGACAAGCCGTTATTTTTACTAAAAAAGATTCTCAGGTATTTGCTCCTGATTGTTGAAATTGTAAGTCAGGGGCAAATGTAAAAAAGATTTTTTAATTCAGTCTTTTAATATCAATTAATTCCCACATTTTGCCCTCTTTCTTTTTTAAATCAAGTTGGTATTTGTTGCGGAGCATGGCTCCAAAAGAGTTTTGGGCATCGACCCAAATTTTAACCCTGTAAGTTTCGCCGCCAATTGATGAAACATCGGCAGGATCGTCGCCATAACCATAATCGGCAAACTTAGCGGTTGATGGGGCTTTTAAATCCCTTTCTATAAACTTCACGGCCATAGTGTAGGCACTAAATTGGGTGTCACTGATGCTTACGCTTTCCGTTTTAGTGGCCGTAGAGCTATCACCCCCAAAAAAGATGTTCAATATGAACACTATAAAAAAAACAGCGATTAAAAATTTAAAGAAGTCTTTCATGGTTTTTGGTTTTAAGTGATTATTGTCAAATATACTTAATAAACTTCAATTGTTTCGTTGGCCTCGTATGCCTTTTTTTGCAACTGCATAAACGAAACATTTGATCCGTGATATTTAATTGTTTTCTTTTTGTTTGTACCATTTTCGAAAGGAATAAGCTGTTTAAAATAAACCGTTCTTCTAAAACGAAAATGAGGTATTAAATATAAGTTACCCGCGGTGTCAGCCACCAAATAATCAAAACCCTTATACCTATATGCAATTTTAAGGAGCCTATATTTACCGGGCATTTTGACACTTTAATAGCCGCTATTTACAAGTTATTGCCAATTATAAAACGGCTTTGACAGAGAATCCAAATTCTTGAAGATCATGTTTGTCTTTATCCCACTTTTCGGTGATTTCTTTTTGAAGTCTTGACCATTTGTCTTTTATATTGCAGATTTCACTTGTATAACTTTCGTATGGTATATTTTCTTTGAAAATTTTAGAAGAGCCATCCATAAATGTTATTACAAAACCAGCTTCGCGATTAAAAAACATTTTTTTGTTTTCTTCAATATCAATTATCGAAGTGATTTCTTTAGTATCAATTTTGACACCTAAAACAATAATTTCCATAGTTTTATTTATTAAAATGGTAGTTCATTTTCATCAATCTGTTTGTGTTTAATAAATGGATATTTCAATTGAGATTTAAGCGATTTAATCTCAACATCCATTAAATATTCATACCAAGCGAGTTCATCAATATTGCCGTGTTTACGTGCGTATCTGACAGTATTTCGGTAATAGTATAAGTCTGTTAGCGTTCTGAATAGCTGACTGAAATAACTGGCAATAACAGCCAAATACCCGGCAAGTCGGGGAGCTGATGTAATTTTGATCGCTTTCATAATTTATTTGTGTATTGGTTTTTGAATTGAAATCTGTATTTATCCCGCCCTGCGTGTATTGGCGGGAACGTTATGGCGCAGTTTGAATGCCTCGCCAATGGTAGAACTCTGAAACTAATTCGTTAACATCAATTTCAGAGTCAATGTACATTGTGAATCCTCCGTAAATTAGAACCAAGCCGCTTAGCCCATGCTCCTTTAAAAAATCTTTCGCTTCGTTTATCGCTTTTGCCGGAGTATTTCCGCTCCGAATAACTGATATTAGCGTTATATCAGAATCTGGCGAAATTTTCGAGTATCTCATTTTCGCCTTACCCTTTCTGCCGACATTTCGGCCAACCGGATTGTATTTATTCCCATCGCGCTTGTTTGGCTTCGCTTTCCGTTAAGGATAGCCGAAACATATCCTTTTGAAATTCCCAACCGTCTGGCAATGCGTTTCTGCTCGCCAGATGGCATCGAGTTAATCAGGTCTAACCGGCGGTGACGTGTCTGATCTTTCATGGCATCGCATTTAAATTTGTACCACAATCAGGGCAACAACCGTCTGGGTTCATGCGGAGATCGAACCACCGGCCACATTTTGCACATTCGTGCCATATTTCGTGATTAGAGAAAGCCCCCACCAAACAGGAGGCCTTAAACAGTTTTGACATTGCGTTTATTTTTTTCATGTTGTATGTCTTATTTAAAAAATGCGCCCCACTCCGGAAGTATTGACTTATCATCGATGTATCTGTCGGCGTAAACCTTCCGGCAATTGCCCTTGTCAATAAAAGGAGCGTCAGGAAGATTGTCGTTAACCGCGTCGAATTCAACGCCCTGTTTACGGCAAAATTCAACAGCTTCGGTTAGGTATGCGCGCTCCGGCAAATCGGTTCGGCATGTCCAGAGAATCAGTTTATACCCGTTTTCTCTCAGCTTTCTTACCGATTCGAATGCCCCAAATAGAGGCGGCCCAATCTCAGGAAAACGGTCGGCAACAAGGGTGCCGTCAAAGTCAATGGCTAGTATTATCATGCTTGTTTGTGTGAGTTTAAAATTTCGTTGATTGTATTTTCAATGAGCTTATAAATGCCCATTTCGTTGAGAGCTTCCTTTAAAGTTATTTCGGTTATGTATTCTATGGGTGCGACTCCATTTGTACAGTGTATGCAGTTTTCGGCTTTAAAACCACCGCCGGGGATCTTAAACTCTCGCTTTCCTGTTCCCCTGCACGACGGGCACATCTTACGCATTACGGTTACCTTTTTAACACGGTACTCAGCTTTCGTCTCTGTCATTCCTGTGCGCTGTGTAATTGAACATTACAATTAATGCTACCAGAATAAAATAGATCAATATTGCGACGATTGAATTCATGGGAAATAAATCTGTGTTAATGGAATTCTTGTCATTTTTTGTGGGCGTTCCCACCAATTGCGCCACGCGCGCATTGCGTCTTTATTAGCCGGACGGCTGTGTTCATATTGCCGCTCAAGCTGTGCCATACGGACCGCCCTTTGTTGGTACCGGCAGCCCGGCTTTAGCGTTGTGCACGAGGTCGAAAAAGCAACTGCCAAAATTAAAGCTCCCGTTTTAAGGCCTTGCATTAGTCGGTCGGTCATTTCGTAGCGGTCGCGGGCGTTCAGTTCCGAAAGCTTTCTTTCTGAAGAATCGGTTGGGATACTATACTGGGCGAAATGTTTCCCGTTTTGCTCAACCAACCTCGAGCAAATGGCCATTCCAGCCGCTTTAAGGTTGTGAATGCGCGCTCCCAGGCGCAAACAATTGAATTTGCTCAATGCCTCGAGCGGAGTAATGGTATTACCCGCTTCCAGATGCTGCCGTATGGCTTCGGTTTGAGAAATATTTTCCATCTTTGAAATGCTTTTTAATGTGAGTTGAAAAGTTATTTAAGAGCCTCGCAATCCTCGTCCGACTGCGGGGCTCTGTTGTTTATTGGAATAAACTGGGTTGTGTGGCATCGGCCACAGGCTCTTTTGCCGAAAACCGGCCTAGTTGCAAAAAAGTGTCCACCTCGGTTTCGGCTGCTTTGGCGGCTCTAAGTGTGTAAGGGTCCCGGCTCCTGAAGTACTCTTTCTGAAGCCTCCGCATTTCTGCTACTTTGGCAATAAAGTCTTCCATTTTATTCGTCCTTATCTTCAGCCTTAACAATCGGCTTAAGATTCGATGGAATTTGCTTATTTACTTCTTCCCCGAAGTATGGGAATACGTCAACGATGTTGCTGATTGCAAGTGAAGTAATTTTATAAGGTACCAGAATATATTCTAATCCCTCCTCAAGGCGTTTTAAGGCCTGTTTAATGTCATCGGCAGCAATCAGAAAAGCGTTGTTGGTCTTCTTTTCTTTTCCGGCATTTTCGTCGATGGTAACGATTGAGATTTTTCCAATAAACCACCATTCGCCTACTTTATGAGGAAAAATTTCAACAATGTTGGTTTGCGTTATTTGCTTTACCACAAACTCACCGCGCACCATTGTTGCAAGCTGCGCAATAATGCGAGCTTCAGCATCGGTATAAGTTACCGCATCAATCAGGTAGGCTTCGCTTACTTTGCGCTCCCTTCCATCGTCGTCAATCTTAAGGTAGTTGACTACACATTTAAACCATTTTTGCATAATATGTTTGTTTGTTTGTTGTTTCTGGCTTATGCCATTGTGAAGCATGAGGCGTTAAATCCTCATACTCCTTTGCCCTAATTACTTCATTCGGGCGTGAGGCTTATCTTGCAGCCACCCGTGTTCCCTTTTCTTCAGAGACCAATAGCACCCGTTTATTTTGTGGTCTGGGTACACCGACCGTGCGCTTTAAGCCTCCCCTTTCGGGGGAGGTTTGGAGGGGGCTTCTACAACCGGTTAAAGCTTGGTTCCAGTTTCGTCCAAACGCCCATATGGTTCTTTTGCCAGAAGTAAAAGTTTGTAGCTGTAGTTTCAACCAGGTGTGATTCACGAAAAAGCTGCATGATGGCAGAATACTCCGGAGAGTTAAAGTTTAGCTCCAGATCGTACAGCTTCGATATCGATTTATAATCCAAATCGCCATATTTATTGCGCTCGATCATCGTCATGGCCAGCTGGTACATCGGGTCGTCGGTGCCCTTTGGCTTCTCCGATATCCACTGGCGCAGAAATTCAATCAGGCGCGAGGCGGCTACATCGGCGCGCTCGTCGAATTTCTTCACCTTATTGGTTTTTACCTCCACCTTAAAGTTCTTCTCCTGAAGCGTAAAGCTCATCTGGTTGTCTCTTAACAGCATGCCGTATTCAGACATAACCGAACGAAATGCTTCTGTTTCCTCAGAGACATAGGCGAACAGCCCCATTACATCAGACACTACCTGCCGAACCTTTTGCTCAATTCTGAGTACCACATCGGCGCGGATGCCCTCATAAGCGGCTCGTTTATTCATTTTCTGCTCATGCTCTTCATTGCGCTTTTTTTCCAACAATGCTTCCAAATCGGCAGCCGAAATTTGTGATAGATCAATTGTTTGTGTTGTCGTTTCCATTTTTAATTTATTATTGGTTAATTACTGTTAATGATTCTTTTTCTTCGAGTTTGGCAAGCTCCCGCTTGGCATTGATGCACATGTAGTTGTTAAAGGTTGACGAGCACATATGATATTGTTTTTCGATCAGGTTTTCGAAAATCCACTTTTGTGATTTGCCTTGCTTTTTTTCTTCCTTCACGATTTTCTGTATTTCAATTACCCTTTCAAGAAAATGCCGCCTGTTGTATGCCATGAATAAATGGTTAATTGGTAAATGGTAAAAGGTCAATTTAAATAAGACAAATACTCCATTTCTTCAGCCGTGATCTGATTCACAGATTTAAAATCCTTCTGCTTGTTCAAAAAAGTATGATAGATATTCCGGAGCCGCTCGGATGGAATGTCGTTAAACCTCTTATGGCCGGTTGCCCTACACGCAATCGCTTTGATGCGCTGCGCGTCCGACTCCTGATTGATAGTCTTCAACCACCCGCCAATGGAGGCCATTACTTGTTTGCGTAGTTTGTCGAGCGCCGGAGCTTTCGGCGTGTTGTCCTTTTCCAGTTGCCCGCACAATTCTGTCAACTCCTGAACCGAAAGGTCTAGCGAACTCTCAACTCCATACGATTCCATAATAGCGGCTTTGTCTTCTTTCCCAAGCCCCAAGCGGGTTGCCAGCGTATGATACCGCTTAACAAGTAGCGAGTGTTGTAGATCGGTTGTTGTTTTCATGTGATTAATATTTGAGGTTTGTCCAATGAATAATTTTGCCTGTGAAATCATTTTGAAACCAGAGCCAGAAGGCAATTAGATTTGAAAATCCGTCGTTCCATGCTAGTTGTTGAACTTCCTTTTCTGATAGTTTGCGACCATCAACTTTTACAATTGTTTCATTCAGGTAATCAGACGTTCTAATGATTTCGATCTTCTGTGTCGATTTGCAAGGAAAAGCAGGAGCAAACTGAAATTGATTTTTCGAGCGGTTAAAAACAACCGGATGAATCAACCGGCCTTCATGCCAGCGGTCGTGAATGTCTTCGCGGATGGTGTGTAGTTTGGGCATGAATGAAACTACCTCAAAAGGATCATCCGGTATGTTTTTTTGTGCGAACTCCCCTTTTGTGCCTCTGTAATATCGAAGCGACATAAGCAAAACAATCTCATGTCTTATCAATGCACACCATATCTTTTGAATAAAGTGTGTCGGAGTTCCGTCTTTAAACTGTGTTTGAAATGGTAAAATCATAACTTTCAAATTTTCGAATTAATTAATTATCTCCCCAGTACATTTCGCTCATCTCGTCATTGATCTCTATCGATCCGCCTTCAGAAAACCGGCTGACTACAAAAGCCCTTAAACCTTTTATATTGATGATTACTTTCGCCATTTTCGAAGCCATTTTGGCGCAGGCGGGGTAAGGTTCTTTCCGGTCTTCGTGAGCAACGAAAATGATCAGCTTTGTAGGGAACGCGTTGATTAAATCTCGGATACCAACCGACTTAAATTCGTCGCGGTAAATCGTTAGATTATCGATTACAATAATGTTAGGCGTTTTGGGCTTCGAGAACTTTTCTTTAATTTCTTCAATCGACAGGTACTCGTCGAAAAGTATTTTGTCGGCTGCTGTAATTCCTGCCCGTTCACATGCCTTCCTAAAACTGAGGTCTGTGCCTTCCTCTGCACTGATGTAGGCAACCTTTTCAAAGTATGCCAATGCTTTCACCAGTTGAAGAGTAAACCATGTTTTTCCGTTTTTTTCGGGTCCGTATATCAGCCAGCATCCTTTCATTTCTGCCTCTCCAATCGCTTTGGCGAGCAGTTCACTATCAAATTGAACTGTTTTGCCAATGCGCTTTTCAAAAAGGTTGCGGGCGGTAAGAGATCGCGTCATGCGCTAGTTGTTTTCAGTCAGTTCGCAAATAGAATCGTTTAGTTGGTTGAGCATTTCGCTGAGGCGCTCGGTTTCTTCAAGGTATTTTACCTTCTCCGTTACCTTCCACGATTTTGCGCGTGCTGCATAAAATTTCTCGCGGCTCTCAACTTCCTTTTCAATATCTGCAATTAGCTCTTTTGCTTTTTGTATGATTCGTTTCATTAGATTGGTTGATTGGTTTTCATTCATCATTCATCACTCACAATTCATAATTTCTATTCAGCCTCCCTACTCAAAATCAGTAAGCTTTCAGCGCGGCGAAGTCCGCCAATATGGCCGCCTGAGTCGTTGCTCAGACATCGTTTGGCAATGGTGTTAATCTGGTCTGGATCGCAATTATTTGCGCTCAAAACATCGGTAATCAGTTTCTTGTAAAAGGCATTTCTGTCCTGACGTTCGCGTGGAACGATAGCAGAGAATTTTTCAGAGTAGCGTGAGAAGATCTCGGCATAACCAACCTTTTTATTGGCTATCCCTCGTTCAATTTTAGCGCGCAGGCCGTCAGCTCCCATCAGGTACCATCCGCAGTAATTTTCGGTGGCGTTCCACAGTTCTTTCAGCTCCAAAAAGGCTTCATATTCCAGATCTCCGGCCTCGTCGATAATCACAACCGGGTGGCTAATGCTCTTCAAGTAAAATTTAAGGGTTTCTTTCACCACAAAGTATTGTCCTTTGCTCTCGCCGCCTACTGTTTTGGCTAGTAATCTTATAAATGCCTGGCGCGTTTTGGCCTGACTGGCATCAACATAAAAACAGTTTTTTACCGTCCGGCTCAGGTATTTGGCCGTGAAGGTTTTGCCGATTCCGCAGTCATCTACACATATTTTTGCTTTTGCATAAGCCTTGCAAAATTGTACGTCCTCCTCAATCATGCTGAACACGTCGGTTCTGGCAACGTTCCATTTCCTGTCCTCGATGGTAATTCCTAAGAACTGCGCCATCATGATCCACTGTGTCGTTTTCAGCAATCCCATATGTTCCCCTTTGTGGAGTCGCGAGTAAACAGCCGCCGAAATTCCGAGCGATTTGGCAAACGCTCCATCGGTACCGTCGTACAAATCGCGGCGTTCGATCATTGCGTCTATGATCTTTAATTTGAAATCCTGTGTAAGTGTGATAGCCATGTTCGTTTGTTTGTTTTTGGTGTTAAAATCTATCTTTTAAACTCTGATTAAAGCTTGTTTCAATTCCTTTGAAAAAATCGTCTTCCTCTTCAATGTCTTCCATGATCTCAACCGGATCAATGCGTTCGGTAATCGGTTTGCGTAATCCTGAAATTTGGAATTTATTGTTTAGAGTCTTTGGAGTATTGTCGATCACGGTCACTTTGTCGATCGCTTTTTTCTGGCCGCTGATATATGCATCTACAGAGGATACATATTTTGCCATCGCTGTATAGTTATATAAATCGTCTGGTGTCCGTTCGATCTGAGCCTTATTGTGACTTGGTTTCGCAACAGCCTCGCATACGCAACGGTCGGTACCGCGTAAATAAATAAGGGCTTTCATTATTTCGCCGTCATTTCCGTCGAGCCAGTAAACGTCGAGTTCCTTACCTTCAATTTGTTCCATCAGCTTGGTTAACCGGTCGCTGTAAACGATTCGACCGTTTTCTCCAATCAGGTACTTTTTATTATTCAGCTTAATTTGACCAACATTACACGATGTTTCTGTTTTGTGTCCGAGGTATGGAAGGAAGGCGCGCCAGTTGGTTGGCTTTACTTCGGGGTTCTGCATTTCGGTGAAAACCTCCCAGCGTGTTTTACCTTTGATTTTGGAATGCTCCATGTTATTCCATGTCTCAATATCTTTCAGGCAACCTTCAGCAAGTAAATCGTATGGAACCATTGGTTGTGCCTTTGCTCCGGCTTGATTCGATTCTGAAAGTGCAAATGGGCGCGCTAGCCATCCTTCGCGTTCTTTTTCAAGGTCGTAACGCAATGGGCGGTAATAAGCTTCAATGCGCTTTCCACGGGCATTATTCGCCTCAATGTGGGTAAACTGGAACATAGATCCTTCCTGAAGGAAAGTATTGAGAAACGAACTGTTTAAACTCATTTCGCCTTCGACTTCAGCCGGAAGATTCAAGCCCCATCCGGTATAGTTGCGAACCATTTGCCTGTAAAAATCAATGATAATTCCTTCCTTGGTTTGTCCGTAAACCCACGTTGTGAATGCTTCAGATCCTAAATCAATCGCGTTATAGAACCACATGCGTTTCCCTTTTGCATATTCGAAAGGCGGCTGCCGGTCATCGATAGAAATAATTGAGTTTGAAAATTTAGGCTGGATCATGTCGTGGTATGGTCTGAATTTCGACATCCAAACCTGACGGTTTCCTGATCGGATCGTGTGGGTTCCAACCTTTGATGACCATTTGGCGAGGTAACTGGTTATAGTTGCCTGTGAAAGCTTTGGAAATTCCTTTGGATCGTACATTTCGCCGGTCGCGTTGTTGATCACTTCAACATAGCCAGCCAAAAATCCATCGTACTGGCGGGCTATCTTGGTAGCGGTAGGCTTATCAGTTTGATAGGCAAACATAGAATCAAGCAACTCCTTAACACTATCGTCAACTTTTATTGCCGATTTATTACAGAAATTGCCATGAATCAGCGCTGAGTATCCTTCCTTTTTGTAGTCTTTAAGTTTGCGGCGAAGGCTCGCAGCGTTAGCCGGAAGCGTATGCGATTGAATGTCACGGAACCGGTTGCATTCGTTGGTAACAATGGTCCAAATGTCGGCCACGCCACCGCGAAGGCTTTTCCGGAGTTCGTAGCGTTTGGTATAAATACGGTCAACTGTGTTTAGTACCGAAGCGTTCATGGTATATTCGTCAATCACATCGTCCGGAAGTAATTTGCCATCAGTCAATTGGTAATTCGTGTAAAATTCAATCGCACGGGAGTCGCGGGAGTAATGTTTTTCAAAAAGGCTTTGCCTGACTTGTCGTTGTGGCTCGCCAAAATTTTCGATCAAAAGTTTTTGCCAGTCGCGGGGTAAGGTGTCCCACTTTACAAGGGTAGGCGTGTTTGGACCCTGAGCACGGAGGCGTTTAATGTAGTTGTTTTCAATCCTATTACGTAAGGCTCTTCCACTAATCAAACATAGGCTGTTGTCAATAGAGTCACGCCCTTCAACCAGCACTCGTGTTTGAACTCCTAATTGGTCGTTATGGTATTCGTAAGGGATCATCATTTTTTGAAGTTTTAAAAATCCCGGAGCCAGTGCTATGCTGACTTTAATCCGGGATCATTTACACGAATCTATTTTCCTGATAAACCTGGTGTCTTAGGGTTGCTGCCTTCAGCGGCAAACAAAATGCTTATGAACATGGAAGCAAGGCACGTTACAATGTGCCATGGCGCATTATGGAAAACTGCACCGTAAAAGGCTACAATTGCAATAAGAGCAAAAGCACCTGCAAAAATTTTATTCATTCGTTTCATTTGGTTGAGTTTTTCCTTGGTTTATAATTTCAATCAATTCTTTTGCAGCTTGTAATACTCCGGGGTTCATAGTGCGGTGTTGGTTGAGCATTGCGCCAATGGTATTGGGTCGGTAAGCACCGTTTATCATACCCGAAATAATCAGATATGCGCCTGCGCCCGGCAGTTGTTTTTTTATTTTTTCAATCTCTTCGTCTTTTATTTGGTTTTTCATTTTGTATTGTCGTAATTTTGTAATGAATATTTTATACAAATATATTATCATTTGACAATACAGCAAAACAAATGACAATTATTTTAAACAAATGACAATTTATTTTTATCAAATGACGATAAACGAGAGGTTGGAGTTATTAATCAGTACATTAAAACAGAACAATAATTCGTTCAGCAATAGTATTGGAGTAAACTCTACTATTATTCACAACATAGTCAAGGGGCGCAATGCACCGAGCTACGATATTCTGAATAAAATAGCATTGTCATATGATGACATTAATATGAATTGGCTGATTTCTGAAAAGGGAGAAATATTAACCGAGAAAAGTGATTTCAATGCCCATGGATCACCTGATTCCGCTCTTAAGCGACGTTCAAGCTCATCATCTTGTATAAAATGTCAGGATAATGAGAAACTAATACTAAAGCTGAAGGATAAACTTATAGACTGCATGGAAGAGCGCTCCGAATTACAATCTAAGCTTTTCGAGATGCTACAAGAAAACAAACAGAAATAGCGCCTTTACTTCCCCGATTACACCGTATAAAAACCGCGCACACACGCTTTAACAAACAAAATACGTATAAAAACGCCTGTAAATAGCTGATTTACAGTAAAACAAACTATTTAACAGGGTATTATAACTTCGGATTATCGGGGGGGGTATCCACTCTATTTAACCTACTTATTACATATTTATTGGTACTAATGGTATACTTATAGCCATGTTTTTTATTGCTTTTTTCGCCCCTGTTTCGCCCCTGTTTGTTCCCGTGTTCATTTTTTTATCATTTTTCGTGCCTTTCAGAAGTGTTTAAAACCAGTTTAAAAAAGGCATAAAAAAAGCCCCGTTTTAAGGAGCTTTGCGCTGGTATTAGTATTTGTGAAAATTGGCTAAAATGGCTTGTTTTACAGGTTTTTTACGCTAAATTGGCACTATTGTATCACTCAATTAAAGCAATGCGAAATTTTGCCCCGTTTTTTCTTTCGTGCATTAAAGGAGAATTAAAGCAAACATCAACTCTTTGCACAATTCGTTTTCCTCTTCTTTTTTCTATTCATTTGATTTTCATTGTAGTTATGAATTCTGCTTTTGCATTGTTCGTTTTATCCCCCTTAGAAGCCCTGATTTATTCAGTTTTAAGAGGTAATTTCAGAAATTAACTTTATATCTCGATTTTTTTCTTTTTCTGTTCATATTTAAAACGCATAAATTCAGACAATTAAAAATTATTTTATAATTATTTTAAAGATTTTAGTACTTTGTGTTGCATAGAACCATTTAAAGTTTGTATGTTTGTAAAGCCAATAACAATGTAAGAGAAGGTAGAAGTTTAAAAAAAGTTCCTTGCAACTGTAACGAAAACAGAAACCGATCGTCTTACCAACAGAAAACAAGAAAACAAAGTCAGGAAAACAAGAAAACGTGTTCAGAAAACAAAAACAGAAAACAGAACAATTCAGGAAACAAAACTCAATGACATGAAAACAACAAACATTACTCAGAAAACAGAAAAAAGAACAATTGAAAATTCATTGGTTAAAACTTTAGCAGTCGTTATTTGCTTCGTGTTAATTAGTCTTACAGGAATTGCTAACGGATATTTGAAACATTTGCGGGTAAATAACAATTTTGGGAAGACGACCATTCAGATGGATATTCAGGAAAATGGAAATTTGTTGGCATTTGCTTCACCGGGTTCAGTTTTTCACTCTTCGGAAATGACCAAAATCTCATCGAATTTCTTCAACGAGACTGCAAGTGATAACAAACTGGAAGTTGAAAACTGGATGATCAACGACAGCTATTTCAATGCAAATTTAGTATTGGATCAGGAAATGATCGATGCTCCTTTGAGAATGGAAAACTGGATGCTCAGCAATTCAAACTTTTCGGCATCAGATTATGAAACGGAAAGTGAATCTGCATTGAAAATTGAAAGCTGGATGACCAATGAAACAAACTGGTAGAAATAGGTGAACAATGGGCGATGAAAAATAAATGAACGAATTTTAGGAGGAAATAAAATGGATCTGAACAATACAAAAGCTCAAATGCGAAAAGGTGTTCTCGAATATTGCATTTTACTTGTAATCGACGGGAAGCCCTTATATGCAAGCGACATAATCGACGAGCTAAGCCGCTCAAAAATGATTGTGGTGGAAGGGACGCTTTATCCGTTGCTTACCCGTCTGAAAAACGATGGATTGTTGGCGTATAAATGGGAAGAATCGACACAGGGGCCCCCACGAAAATACTACGAACTAACCGAAGAAGGTCGCTTTTTCCTCCGGGAAATGGGTGCTTCATGGGATGAATTGGTTGAAGCCGTCAGAATGATCAAAGAACATAAATAGGTCATCTTCAGTATAAAAAGTACAAATCTGAAAAACTATCCAGAAATGAAAAAGACATTTACAATAAACATTAGTGGAAGCATTTTTCACATCGACGAAGATGCCTACGAAAAATTACAAAAATACCTTCATATGTTGAACCGCCATTTTGGTACAGCTATCGAAGGACAGGAAATACTTCAGGACATAGAAGCCCGTATTGCTGAATTGCTGATCGAAAGAACTGGCAATAAGGTTGAAGTGGTTGATGCCATTATGGTTGAAGAAGTGATTGTAAGAATGGGAAAGCCTGAAGATTTTATGGAACCGGCCGACGAGGAACAAGCTGAAAAAGTTCAGGCCGAAAGCTCTGCACAGGAAATTGAGCAGAAAATTCGCCGAAGATTATACCGCGACGGCGACAGCCGCGTTTTGGGTGGCGTTTGTTCAGGATTGGGAGCCTATTTCAATATCGACCCGGTAATACTCC